GGCACCCCTCCAGATAAGATAGGGTTTGTTTCTTTCTCTAAGAAAGCCATCGAGGAAGCTAAAAGTAGAACAGTTGTGCAACTGGGCTTGTCAGATAAAGACGTGCCTTGGTTTCGAACACTGCACTCTACTGGGTTTCAATGGCTTGGCATGAAAACCGAGGAAGTTGTTTCACGGTATGATTTTAACATGCTAGGGAAAGAGCTAGGATTGATCTTTGACAACAACACTGCTTCTGCATTGGCGGATGGTTTGCTACCTGCCTCAGTAAAAGAAGGCAACAAGTACCTAGAACTCATAGGTCGAGCAACGTTGCGTATGGTATCGCTAGAAGAACAGTACAACGACACAGAGAATTATAACTTGAGTTGGCCGATGTTAAAGAAGGTTGATGAGATATACTCGTTATATAAGTCAGAGAACGGAAAGTACGATTACACAGACATGATTCAACAATTTGTTGATCAGGGGTCTGCACCGTCCCTAGAGGTTTTAATCGTCGATGAGGCGCAAGACTTAACACCGCTACAATGGGAGCAAGTTAAGCTGTTAAGGACGTCAGCGGAGCGTATATGGTACGCTGGAGACGATGATCAGGCGGTACACAGATGGATGGGGGTTCGAGTAGAACAATTCATGGAGATCTGTGATGATGTAGAGATTTTAGAACAGAGTTATCGTGTGCCCAACTCTGTCCATGCCCTCGCTAACAGAATAGTTAAACGAATAGACACCAGGCATGAAAAGAACTGGTTGCCGACAAAGCATGAGGGAACGATAAATTACTATTCGAACTGGTATGATGTGAATATAGATGAAGGTTCATGGACGATTATGGCTCGAACCAACAAAGTAATCAGCACGATTGCACATGAACTTAGAGAAAGCGGTTACTTATTTGAGAGGTATGGCATACCTAGTCTTAATCCAGATCTGATGAGGGGCATAGAAACGTGGGATACTTTGGTCGAAGGTCAATCAGTATCTGTTTCTCTTATTCGAGCCATGTACAAGCTTGCACCAAAACAGGGGCCGAACGCCGTTATTAAAAGAGGATTTGCTAAAACCTTGGAGTATATCGAGGAAGATGTAATGCTTAACTATGATGAGCTAGTCCAGAATCACGGATTGATTGCAGAAAAAAGCTGTCAAGGTAGTAGTGTTGTTAATATGTCCTTGGATGACAAGCGTTACATGAGATCTCTTGTTAGTCGAGGAGAGAACCTTGGCAGACCTAGAATAAAATTATCCACGATACACGCAATGAAGGGCGGAGAAGACGACAATATAATGTTGTTAACAGAGTCTGCATACCCATGCGTTAACAGTAAGTTTCCCGACGACGAGCATAGGATTTTCTACACAGGGATAACAAGAACAAAAGAAAATCTACACATAATAGAAACAAGTTCAAAATACAGGTATGATATATGAAAAGGAAAATAAAATGAAATATGCTTTATTATATGTAGCGGCGATTGTTGCCGTAAATTATGGGTTTTCTGTTATAGAACCTTGGTTTGTGTTTGGGGCAGCCTTACCGCCCATGACATTTTTAGTTGGTGCCGTCTTTATTTTAAGAGATTACGCACAAAAAGATTTGGGTCATTATGTTTGGGTTCCAATGGCAATTGGTATTTTACTTAGTTACATAATGGCAGATCCTTTTATTGCTATAGCATCCGCTTTGGCTTTTATTGTTTCAGAGGCAACAGATTGGGCTGTGTACACCAAAACAAAAAGACCCATGAAAGATAGAATACTTTTATCTTCTGCAATATCTGTTCCAGTTGACAGTCTTGTGTTTTTGGTTGTTGCAGGATTTTTTGGTTGGACAGCATTCTTTGTAATGGTTGTTTCTAAGATGATTGCGTCAATTATTGTTTGGTTATCATTAAAATGATTCATTATCATGGCACTCCCATAACACCTAATTCTGAATTGTTAAAAATGGCTGGAAAACATTTCTGTGTAAGTTATGCTGATCCAAGGGATGCAGACTGGTGTTTTAAAAACGGACAATCGGTTATGTGGGATAATGGTGCGTTTACTTCTTATACTCAAGGCAAAGAATTTGATTTAAAAGGTTTTATATCTTGGGTTGAGGAATTTCTTTATCCTCCGCATTGGGGGGTAATACCCGATATAATTGGTGGAACAATCGAAGATCAAAAGAAATTAATGCTTGAATGGCCTTACTCTAAAGAGCTTTCTGCCCCTGTTTGGCATATGAACCTGTCACTTGATTGGCTCCTTGAAATTGCAGACACTTATCCAAAATTTTGTTTTGGTTCTTCTGGGCAATATTGGCAGGTTGGTTCTGATGCTTGGTGTAGAAGATGCGATGAAGCATGGAATATGTTAACTAAAAAAGGTTATCGGCCTTGGGTGCATATGATGAGAGGTCTTTCTTTATCTGGAGATGTTTGGCCTTTTGCTTCTGCGGATAGTACAAATGTTGCTAGAAATTTTAAAAATGTAGGTCAGCAAGTTTGCCCAGAAAGAATGGCAAGAAGAATTGATTCTATTCAATGTTGGAAAAAATGGTCAATAAAACAAACACAAATGTCTTTAATTTAGAGGTGAGCATGAGACGAGAAGAAATACTAAGAAAAGCAGAGGGTTATATCAATGGTCCCAGAGCCAAGGACTACGGAGACTCACACACGAACCATTTGCGTGTGGCAAGATTGTGGTCTGTGATCCTTGGGCAAGACGTTACAGTAGACCAAGTGTATTTGTGCTTGGTTCAATTAAAAGTATCCAGATTAATCGAGACACCAGATCACGAAGATAGTTGGGTAGACATCTGCGGTTATGCAGCATTAGGAGGCGAGGAATGATAAACAGTACAGATGAGACATTCGAGGAAGACGTTCTAAAGAGCGATGTTCCAGTGTTAGTAGATTTTTGGGCGGAGTGGTGTAATCCATGTTTGCAGATAGCACCTGCACTTGAGGAGTTGTCAGAAAAGTACCAGGGTGAAATTAAAATTGTGAAGATGGATATTGATAAGAATCCGGGAACACCAAGTAAGTTAGGCGTTCGCAGTATTCCAGCTTTGTTTTTGTTTAAGGATGGCAAGGTTATTTCTAATAAGTCAGGATCCTATCCTAAAGCTGTATTAGATGTTTGGATCAAAGGCTCGATCTTATATGACGATGAGGAGAACTCTTAATGGCTAAAGGGAAGAGTACCTTATCCTTTTGGGAGAGAGAAGACTTTAATCACTTGGACTTAGAAACAGATTGGACAGCCCCAGATCAGTTTCCAGACTTAACGCAAAGCACTTACATGGCAATTGACCTAGAAACGTGTGACCCAAACCTAATGACACTAGGCCCAGGTTGGGCACGCGACGATGGTTTTATTGTAGGCATTGCGATTTCTGCGGGAGACTTTGACGGATACTATCCGATTAAGCACCAAGGGGGAGGCAACCTTACACAACGCCGTGTTATGGAATGGTTAAAGGTTCAATTAGCAACGCCCCATATTCCTAAGATCATGCACAATGCAACCTATGATGCTGGCTGGCTAAGATGGGCAGGTGTTAAGATCGAGGGCAAGATTATTGATACGATGGTTGCGGCTCCGTTGATTGATGAAAACAGATTTAGTTACAGCCTAAACAATCTTGGCCGAGACTATATTGACATGAGAAAGAACGAGAAGGGCTTGAGAGCGGCGGCTAAAAGCTTTGGCATAGATCCAAAGGGCGAGTTGTGGAAATTACCTGCAAAGTTCGTAGGGGTGTACGCAGAACAAGATGCTCGAATGACCTTGAAGCTATGGAATAAGTTTGAGGTTGAGCTTAGTTCTAACGAATTATCTTCTATCTTTGAGCTAGAGACAAGCCTCATACCGCTCATGTTAGATATGCGAGAACGTGGTGTTCGCGTTGATGTTGATGGTGCGGAGCGTGTTAAGAAAGATCTTCTGGCAATGAAGAAGGTTATTAACGCAGAGATCAAGAAGGACGTTGGCTTTGAGATCGAGCCGTGGGTAGCGACAAGTGTGGCTAAAGCTTTTGATTATCACAACATACCATACGATAAGACAGAGACATCAAACAAGCCGTCCTTTACAAAGGCATGGTTGCAAGGGTGTCCACATCCGATTGCGGCAAACATCCTACGTCTCCGGGAGTTAGATAAAGCGCAGAACACGTTTATTGATAGTATTCTTAAACACGCGCACAACGGACGTATTCATGCTGAATTCCATCAGCTAAGATCCGATGACGGAGGTACGGTGACTGGGCGGTTCTCAAGCTCGAACCCTAACTTACAACAGCTGCCCGCAAGAGATCCACAGATTAAGTCTTTGATCCGAGGATTGTTTATTCCAGAAGACGGCGAGAGATGGGGAAGCTTTGACTACTCTAGCCAAGAGCCTCGATTACTCGTACATTACTGCGCGTCCTTATCTGGATCAGACAGGCATACGCAGATTGACAGCGTGGTTGA